CGTAAAGACCTTTACAGATCGTTTCGGCAAGGAGTTCACTAAAGATTATGGTGGTGCGCCTAACATTGTAGACTTACGTGATGGTCTAGAGAATAAACGCCGATGGTCGTTTGAAGAAGATGGGCCACTTGGTAATGGCACAAAGGCTCGTGTACAGTTCGAGACTTATGCTAATGGCTCTGGGGTACGTCTGCTTAATGTAGGTGTCCTTGAGCTTGCTGAGTACGCTACGGCTGAACCTGTAGATACATGGGCAACAGGGGTATAATGTATGCGAGTGACAATCAACTTCGAGTTTGACCTAGAGGACGATGGGATCGAAGGATCAGTACAAGTAGATAGGTATAATGTAGACACCCTAGAGGACTTAATGTATGCCTATCAATCAGGTACAGTTGCTGCAGGATATACCTACTCAGAAGCTATAGGTTGCCTCAAAGAGGATGGTAATAAAGTCTGGTCTCCATACTAATGCTTGGTGGTAAAGTACTGATAGACGGTGATGTGATTGCCTATCGTGCTGCCTTTGCTACAGAGAAAGACTTTGTAGAGGACGCTAAAGATAAAGTTAACGACATTATGTATGAAATCCTAGAAAGGACTTGCATATTTATTGATAGCAACTCTTACGAAGTCTACCTCTCTGGTAGAGACAACTTTAGGTACGATATAGCTAAGACTGCGCCATACAAAGGTAATCGTAAAGACAGGAGCAAACCAATACACTTAGGTTTCTGTCGAGACTATCTTACGATTGAGTATGGTGCTGTAACTGCTGAAGGTCAAGAAGCTGATGACGCTATGGCCATAAGAGCAACAGAGCTAGGTGAAGACACTATCATCGCTAGTGTAGACAAAGATATGTTACAAGTTCCTTGTCTGCACTACAACATTACTAAACAGGAGTTCACAAGGGTCTCTGAGAGTGAAGGTAAGATGTCCTTCTATTGTCAAGTTCTTACAGGCGATACTGCAGATAACATATATGGTATTTATGGTATTGGCCCAAAGAAAGCTGAGAAACTACTTAGAGACTGTGTTACTGATGAAGAGTATTGGTCAACCATTCTTAAAGCCTATGAAGGAGATGGTGGAGAAGAAAGAGCGACTGAAACTGCTAGACTCGTATGGCTAAGACGCAAGGAAGGAGAGATATGGCAACCACCCGACATGCCATAAAGCACGGATATCGCTCAGGGTTAGAGGAGACAATAGCTAAAGACCTAAAGGAAGCTGGTATTAGTTTCTTGTATGAAGACAAAAAGATTACTTATCAGGTTAATCAAGTTCGTACATATACACCAGACTTCATCCTACCAAACGGAATTATTATTGAGACCAAAGGTAGGTTTGTGGTAGATGATCGTATGAAACATCTTATGATACGAGAGCAATACCCACACTTGGACTTACGCTTTGTCTTCTCTAACTCTAGAAACAAAATTCGTAAAGGCTCGAAGACAACTTATGGAGATTGGTGTACCAAACACGGTTTCCTATACGCCGACAAAAGGATACCCGACGAATGGCTAAAACAGCAGTAGTGTTCAGTTGCGCTCACGCAGACCCATCTACAAACAACGAAAGGTTTGATTGGTTAGGGGAACTTATCTATGACGTAAACCCTAACTATATCGTTGATCTAGGCGATGGTGCTGACATGCGCTCACTAAACACCTTTGACACTCGATACCCTCAAAAAGTAGTTAGCCAAAGCTATGAGAAGGATATTGAATGCTATAACGAAGCTATGGATCGCCTGAGAATGGCTTCTAGAACCAGAAAATACAAACGGCCAACTTGGTTTGGTTTTGAGGGCAACCATGAATATAGAATCAAAAAAGCTATTGAACACGACCCAAGAACGGAGGGACAGCGATACGGGATTTCCTTCAGCCATCTTCAAACAGACTACTGGTTCGACGAATACCACGAGTACAAAAATGGTGCCCCCGCCATCGCTGATTATGATGGCGTCTCTTATGCTCATTTCTTTAGTTCTGGTAACTTTGGCACAGCTATGTCTGGCTTACACCATGCTAATAGCCTCCTCGTCAATCGTAACCACAGTTCTACTTGTGGTCATAGTCACAAACGCGATCTTAAGTTTAAAGATGCTGCACATCCTAATGGTATTATCGGCTTGGTTGCGGGGTGCTACAAAGGGTCGGACGAAACTTGGGCGGGACAAGCCAATAGTGAGTGGTGGAAGGGTGTTGTAATCAAGCGTGAGATTGAAGACGGTATCTATGACCCTGAGTTTGTATCCATGAAGAGGCTAAAAGAAATATATGGGAAAGCGTAGTAACTTTGAGAGAGTACCAAGAGACTACTACCCAACACCCATAGAAGCTGTAGAGCCATTGATTGATCATCTCCCGCAAGAGACTTTTGATTTTGTTGAACCTTGTGCAGGAGATGGTCGTCTAATAGAACATATCTATAACCTGACAGATGGACATGGAACCTGTATATACGCTTGTGATATTGAACCAAGACACCATCAGATAGTTCAGCATAATGCTCTTGATATTGACTTTGGTGGCTATGAGGTAATGGACTTCTGTATCACTAACCCACCGTGGGAACGTAACTTCCTACATCAGTTCATAGAGACATGGATCGACATATGTCCTACTTGGTTGTTGTTTGATGCAGACTGGATGCACACTAAACAGTCAGCTAAACTTATGACATATTGCTCTAGGATTGTTAGTGTTGGTAGAGTTAAATGGGTTGAAGGTTCTAAACATACAGGTAAAGATAACTGTTGTTGGTATCTATTCGATCAGAACGATAAAGGCCCGACTAAATTTTACGGAAGGCTTATGTGATGCCACTAATGGACTATATGGAACTCTTCGAGATGATAAAGCAAGAGCAAGATGTAGAAGGACTACGACGAAAAGCTACATACTTGCTTATGTCAAAATGTCAGGAAGACGAAACAGTAAGTGAAGAAGAGTTTCTAGCCTTTGCAGAATATGCAGCTATAAACTTAGGAACAACGGAAGGAATGATACATTGATTAGTCGTGAAGATATAGAAGCATTTGAATACTTCAGTCAGACAGAGATGGAGATGAATGTATATCAGAACGCAGCAGCCCAGACAGCTATCTATAAGCATGAGCATCAGGTTATCTATCCTGCGTTAGGACTAGCAGCAGAAGCAGGTGAGGTAGCCAATAAGGTCAAGAAGATATTACGTGATGGTAAGTTTGACCGTGAGGCTATTGCTGATGAAGTAGGTGATTGCTTATGGTACATTGCTGCATTGTGTCGTGACCTAAACGTAAGTATGTCAGACCTTGCTGCAGCTAACCTAAAGAAATTAAATGACCGTAAAAAACGTGGGGTCATTAGTGGAAATGGAGACAAACGATGAAATACTTAGCTTTCCTTTTGTTCATGTTAACGGTTCCTATTGCAAACTACATGATAGGCAATGTTGGCACAGTTTGCTTAGATAATGGCCCTTGTCTAATACCTGTTGGCTTTGGCCTTATGGCACCATCTGGAGTATTACTTATTGGAGTAGCTCTAGTTTTACGAGATTGGTTACAAGACCTGACTAATTGGAGATGGTCTGCTGTTGCTGTCTTTTTCGGTGCAATTATAAGTTGGTTGACTTCAGACCCATTTGTAGCTGTAGCAAGTGCAGTGGCTTTCTTTACTGCAGAGATGTTAGACCTTGCTGTTTATACACCTTTGCGTGAGAAAGGTAAATCACTAGCTGTTTTAGCTTCAGGTATAGTAGGGTCTTTTGTTGACAGTATGCTGTTTGTATACCTAGCTTTTGGTTCCTTAGATTTCTCAGTTGGTAACACTGTTGGTAAACTCTATGCAACCGCGCTTGTAGCAGCCCTATTCTATATCAGGAGTAAGTATGATACATTATCACGGAACGCCTATAACACCTAAGTTGGAACTTGAAAAGTTGACTGGAAAGAACTTCTGCGTATCTTTTTCTGACCACAGAGATGCAGACTGGTGCATAAGAAATGCACAAAGTATCATGTGGGACAATGGAGCCTTCTCAAGTTATACTAGAGGTCATAAGTTTGATAAGGAAGGCTACATTACTTGGCTTGATGATAAACTTTACGGGGCTAATTGGGCAGTGGTGCCAGACTTAATAGGTGGAGATGTGTTAGATCAAAGGGAATACATGAAAGACTGGCCCTACCCTAAGCATCTAAGCGCACCTGTTTGGCACATGCACTTACCGATAGACTGGTTATTAGAGTTGGTTAACAATTACCCAAGAGTCTGTTTTGGTTCCTCTGGTCAGTTCTGGAAAGTTGGTAGTGCAGATTGGAGTAGGCGAGCTGACATAGCTTGGGAGGCAATAGAAAAGTCTAACACTAGACCTTGGGTTCATATGATGCGTGGACTTAAGTTGTGTAAAGAAAGGTGGCCTTTTGCCTCGTCAGACAGCACTAATGTAGCTCGTAACTTTAAGAATAAGAGTAATCCTAAATGTCCTAAACGAATGTGTGAAAAGATAGATTCTGTTCAAACACCTTTAAGGTTCAGTAAGGAGGTATAAACAATGACTGGTATGATTGGTGTAGAGACTGTAGAGGAACACGAAGATGGCAGTGCAACCTATCAGTTTCACTTGGATAACAACTGTGCCAAGCTACTACAAGAAGAAGGTTTGAAGCTAGTCCTATATTGCGCAGCAGCAAAGCTAGACTTACAGGTAGTGTATGACTTTATAGAGGATCACATCAAGAGAGATGAACTAACAGAATATAAATTTGGAGATGTAAGTGAGTAAGAAAAAGACAGGTATGACGTGGT